TCGTGGTTTGAATTGGAAAGTTAAATTAGGTAAAGAGTATTATGGACCTGAAGCTGACGTGGCAGAATACAATGATATATTCATGAGGGGTGAGATGGCACTTGATACCGATGGTGTATGGCCGTCATGTATTAACTTGGCTCGTAAGAACTATGCGGTTATGGATGCAAAGGGAAAAATTAAGTTGACGGGTAACTCAATCAAATCAAAGAAACTTCCATTGTATATTGAGGAGTTTTTGGATAAGGGTATCAAAATGTTATTAGAGGGTGATGGTAAATCATTTGTTGAGTATTATTATGAATATTTACAAAAGATATTTGATAAGAAAGTTCCATTGAGTAAGATTGCCCAAAGAGCTAAAGTAAAGTTGACGCTTGAGGAATATAAGAAGAGATTAACTCAAAAGACAAAGGCTGGTAATAGTATGTCTCGTATGGCTCACATGGAGTTGGCAATCCAAGAAAACTTAGGTGTGAATCTTGGTGATGTGATAATGTATGTTAATAATGGAACAAAGGCATCTCAAGGTGATGTTCAGAAAATGACAGTCAAACAAATCAAAGATACCAACGCACTTAATCAGTTTAACAACCCCAAAGCAAAACCTATTACTGATGGTGTTATGGTAAATTGTTATATGTTGGATAAAGACATTTTAGATAAAGACCCCGAACTTACTGGAGATTATAATGTTCCGAGAGCAATTGCAACATTCAACAAAAGAATCGAACCTTTGATGGTTGTATTCCAAGATGAAGTTAGAAATGGTTTAATTGTTTCTGACCCAGAACAAAGAGGAATATTTACAACAGCACAGTGTGAGTTGATTAATGGACATCCATTAGGTGAGGGTGACCAAGATGATTTACAAAAAGACGTGTTGGATATAACAGAACAAGAATTAAATTATTGGGAAAGACGTGGTCTTAAACCCGATTACATGTATGACTTAGCCGAAGAAGATTGGAAAAAAAAATTAGGAATTCTTGAGACCGTCTGATGAAAGTATATACCAATTGTTAACAACAAACCTGAACTCGACACAAGCATATCTATCTAAAAGAATCTCATCGTAATCCTCGTCAATTCTTCCGATGTCGGGTTTTACGAGAGTTCTTGTCATAGCCTTAACAACAACATGGTCTGTCGTTCTCGAATCTAATGTGATAGACGATTCATCAATGCCTCTTACTACGATACATGCCTCACCATTGGTAACATATTCGCTTTCAGAAACAGTTGATATTTCGGAGGTCTTAATTGTTATTCCGTTAATAATTCTTTGAGAAGGTATAGTTTTAATTATTGCCATTATATTACGTAGATTTGTCTTGGCATTGCCCTGAACTTCATTTGTTTATTTAAGTTTTCGGCAATCAATGCCTCTCTTTCCATTACTTTTTCAGGTCTCAATCTTGTCAACCATCCTTCAGCCCCAATCAACTCTTCGAGAAGTTTTGATTTTTCGTCTTTGGATTCAGTTAACAAACTTTGATAATCCATTATTATTTCTGAATCAGGAGTTTTAAGATTACCGGAATATTTTCCTCTCACCCTTGCAAGTGTTTCTTTACAGTATGCGGTGAACCATCTTCTAACCCATTGTTGACCAGGAGTGTTTAAATCTTCCCAAGTTAAATCTTCAATAGGAACGTCGGTTGGTAATTTTATAATATCAGGGTTTGCCTTTAAACAATCTGCTCTGTCGTCGGTTCCAACATCATAATACCAATACCAAACGGCTTTACCGGCATATAAACTATAGTTATTCCAATTGAATCTTCCACCAGGAGTATTATAAAGGAATACATTTCTTTTACCATCAGGTAATCCTGTAATTCTGTATGTTAAAGAACCTCCAAGGATTCTATTAAGAATATTGGATTCTTGCATTCTTATAAGGTAATCAAATCCTGACATCATAAAGTAAGAACCCTGATAACCCATTTGAGCATAACCTGCTTCGCTGGCACCTAAACCTATACCACCAAATCCGAATCCACCAACACCACCTAAACCAAATGCTGTCCATGGTTGATTACTGAACCATAATAATTCATTAACCTCACGACCTGCAGGGATTTCGTAGTTTTGAGTATTAGCACTTAAGATGAAATAATCTTGCTTAAGAACCCACGGACCTACTGTCTGTAGTCCAACAATTTTTGAATATGAGTATGCGAACTGTTGTTCGAAATCCATTGTTCTTGTTACAAGTGCTCTTGCAACAGATTTTTCAGTCATATTTAAATTCACCAAGTTAACCCATTGGCTATCGATTAACCATTGAAGAATGTATTCTTCGTAGTCACCAATGGCAAGTTCCATTAATGAATCCATTTGTTCATCTTCGAGCTCAACGCTTCTGAGAGGAGCACCTAAGAGGTGTTTAATTCTCGTATATATTTTGGACCTTTCTGGTTCTGGAATTACTGCCATATCTTATAAATATATCTTAGTTTATTCTATTTCGTGTATCAAAGAATCTAAATTAAATGAATATTGATTCTCATCAGTCAGTGGGTTGTTTTTGAATATAAGTATCTTGTTAGTCTTTTGATTTACAAAGATTAACCAATCAGTATCATATTTCTTCACATTACCAGTATCTAATAATTCTACCTTATCTTTTATCAAAGACATGCTAGAATATGGTTTTACCTGTGCAGTATATTCTTTACCATCTAAATTAACAATTAAATCAATTCCTTTGAATGCATCTTTTTTCTGTCCATGACCTCCGACTTGAATTATTTTTGCGTCTTTACCGAAATACAATTCCATTTTCTTTGTTGCACTTGATTCACTTTTTTGACCTCTCTTCCAAAGAACCATTAGGACTTTGATAATATTAATAAAATCTTTGTTTGTTTTGGTAAAGATGTCGTTTCTGAAATAATCTAACGCTCTTAAGAATCTTTTCACTTCATTGAGGTTTCTATTTTCAGGATTCGAAAAATCGAACATCTTATCTAATTGTCCTAAAGATTCTATTTGGTTGTTTACTGCTTTAACAATAAGACAAAATGCGTTGAAGTTTGTATTGAGGTTATTTAACATTGACCTACCATCTTTTGTTTCGATTCCGTAGAATCCTGACATTTCTTTTGAAGTAGCGTCAACCCAAAATTGACTAAAAACTTTTTTTAAGATGTGTGTTATACCAGTCTGATAAACATCTTTGATTTTTTTGTTGTTAATTAATTCATTGTAGAAGGCAACTTCTTTTGGAGAACAGAATTTAGGTTCCTCTGATTCAGAAATAATTTTTGAGAATCCTTCTGATTCTAAAAGTTTTGTTTCTGTTTTCATTTCATACAACTTTGATATAAAGTCCCAATTAACTACTTTCCAAAAATTCGAAATGTATTCATCTCTTTTGTTTCTATATTTCAGATAATATGCGTGTTCCCATAGGTCCAAACCTAAAAGTGGAAATCCACCACCTTCTATAACATTCATTAATGGATTATCTTGATTTGGTGTTGACATAATCTTCAGACCGTTTTTTGCAGTCAGAACCAACCAAACCCAACCAGAACCAAATCTATCCTTGGCTACAGTTTCAAACTTCTTTTTGAAAGTTGTAAAAGAACCAAACTCTTTGTTAATTTTTTTATAAAGTTCACCTGTCAACTTTTTTGGGTTAGGTGTTAACATGTTCCAAAACAAAGCGTGGTTGAATGCTCCACCCGCATTGTTTCTAACTGATTTATCAAAACGGCTAATAGTTTTAATGATTTGTTCTAATTCCAAATCACCGTATTTTTTCTTTGATAACGCTGCGTTTAATTTATCTACATACCCTTTATAATGTTTGTTATAATGGAAGTCCATTGTTTCTGCATCGATAAATTGTTTGAGGGCTGAGTAGGAATAAGGTAGTTTCTCTATTCCGATTTTTTTCATTTCGTTAATCAACTGTTTTTTTTCTTCTTGTATATGGTTTTCTTGTATTTGTTTTTCTAACAGTTGAATTTCTTCTTCAATTTTTTTCATGATATTTGATTATCTATTTCTTAATAAATAATCTGTAAGTGCGTTTAATGTCTTAACTCGTTGATTCTTCTTAAAATTTCTTCAGCATAATCAGCTGAATTTACGTTATCACCCATTACAGTTGAGATAACTTGTTTTTTTGCGTTGAGGATATCGTAGATAATTCCTTCGATTGTATTTTCAAAAATAGGATAATAAACGAGAACGTTATTTTTTTGACCATATCTGTAGGCTCTGTCCTCGGCTTGTGAGTGGTCGGATGGTAAGAATGATAGGTCATTCATAATTACAGCTTCAGCGGAGGTTAATGTTAAACCAACACCAGCTGCCTTAATGTTTCCAACAAAAACTTTTACTTTGGGGTTATCTTGAAACTCATCAACACTATGTTGTCTTTCAGCTTTTGACATGGAACCGTCAACCTTAACTGCAGATTTTCCAAAGTGTTCTACAATTTTATTTAATGATTCCGTAAAATTACAAAAGATAATAACCTTCTTATCTTGTTCTAAAATGTTCTCGGCTAATTCAATTGTTTGTGTAATTTTTTCATTGGCAATTATCTGTCTTACTTTTGTAAGTTTTGTAAATTGGACCGTCAAAGATTTAGATTCTTCAGGATTTTTTTCATACCAATTATAGTATTCCCCCATAACCTCCTCGTATTCTTTTGATTTTAGTCTCAGATAGATTGGTGTTATAATTTTATCAGGTAAGTCCAACACGTCTTCTTTCAATCTCCTTAAGGTCAAACCTGATGTTCTATCTCTTAATTCTTCTAAATTTGATGCACCCATTACATTCCAAACTTTTCTTGAACCGACTTTGAATTGGTATCCTTGGCAGTATCTTATAACATAAGCCATCCAATTCTTGGCGACGGGAGAATCTATTAAACTTAATAGATTATAATAATCAATTGGGCGTGATGTCATAGGTGTTCCTGTGAGTAACCACAATCGGTCAACTTTTTTTACAAAGTCGTTTATTAGTTTTGTCCTTTGGGCTTGAGCGTTTTTGATATAGTGTGCTTCATCAATAACCACCAAATCAAAATTGGCTCCAAGAATTTGCGACTCATCTTTTTTCTTAGCGTCATGGAAATTTTTTATAATGTCGTAGTTTATAATAACAAAGTCGTGCTCTGTTGAAAATTGTTTTCCTTCAGCAATGAAGATTGACCTTTCAGAATAATTTTCAATTTCTCTTTTCCAGTTTATCTTCAAAGTTGCAGGACAAATGATTAGAATTTTTTTAGCTCCTGACTCGAGTGCTGCGACGATACTTGAGGTTGTTTTACCTAAACCCATATCGTCAGCTAAAATAAATTTTTTGTTTTCGAGAAGTTTTTGGATTGCTTCTTTTTGGTGTGATAATAAAGGTCGTTTAGAATATTTTTCATAATCCACAACAACATCTTTTACAGTATTGTCTTTAATTATTGCAGCTTTTGGTAACCAAAAATCGTGAAGCTCTTGTGATTCTTTTATCTTACCCCAAATGTGGAAAGCCTTTTCTTTATCTGCAAGTAATTTCTCAACCCAAACTTTTTCAGGGATTTCAGTTAACAATCTATCGTCTGCTAATTTCTGTGCGAAGTATGCGTCGAGGATAACCCATTTCTTTGCGACCTTGGGTTGTTTGTCATGATTGTTAATGATGTATTCAGCCTGACTTCTTGTTGGGTAAAACTTACGATTTATTTCCGATTTTCTTTTTAATTCAAGAATATAATTGTTTGCACCATTATACGTTTCCAAAATAGAAAGTGCTTTAGATTCCATCGATATGGTATTATCACTCATCAAAAAACGATACCATTGGCGTAGTTTATAAAAAGTTCTTCACCTTCTTTGATGTCTCTCAGCGCTTTGAATACAAAAAGACCTAATTCGTTTTCTGTATACCAATTAACATTAGCGTTCTCTGAATGATTATAGTAAGAACCATAACCCGTAACTAATGCGTGAGTTGTCCACCTTTCACCCCTTGGAAAACAAAAAGTATAGTTTGAAAAAGCGGGAACTTGTTCGTTTTTGTTTTGTGGGAATGCTAAGAATGGGCACTCTTCTATTATTTCACCTTTAGATATTCTTTGACTTGAAAAAACACCCAAACCGTGAATTGGACTTTTCTTTAAAATTATTTTTGTAGGTGGTCTTATTTCCATTTGGTGTAAATATAAACAACAATAAAGTATTTATCAATATGGAAAATTTAGTCCCTATAACAAGATTAGGTAAGTTCTTTGGTAGAGAAGATTATGCCTTGGATATCGGTATGGGTGAAGAGTGGTTAATTGGTGACATGAACTTTACCGTTATACTTTATCGTATTGATAGATATAAAACCAAAACTGATGATGTTTATGGTGAGGTTTTGGAAGATGGAATTCAATTCTTAGCACCTGTTGAACTCAAAGGTTATGTTCAGGTTATGGCTCCTACGGGTAAAAATTACGGTAATTCTAAACTTGAATTACAAGAACCTGGTAACATGAAATTCTCAATTTATCAAAAGACTTTGGAAGATTTGCAAGTTGAAATATTCCAAGGGGATTACTTTGGTTACTATGAGAGTGAGGATAGGGTCAGATATTATGTTGTGAGTGATGATGGGTATGTTAGGTCTGATAATAAACATACGTATGGTGGATATAAGCCGTTCTATAGAACAATTGTGGCGACATATGTTAGTGAAAATGAATTTAGAGGGATATAATAAAATATATATAATTTAATAATTAATAGAATGGAATACTTAATTTCTGAAAACCAACTCAAGTTTTTAATCAATGAGATTGAATACGACCCTGAAGTTGAGAAGATTCAAAAAATTCTTGTTAAGAAATATGACTTAGGTAACTTTGGTCCAAAGAATGACGGAGTTGATGGTAAAGCAGGTCCGTTGACAAGAAAGGCTTATCAAAAAGAATTCGGTAAAGAATTAAGTTTGAAAAATAAGACTGATGTTAAATCCCCTGATAAATCTCCTGTCAAGTCAACTGGTTCATTTGATGCAGTATTGGTTGGTGGGTTAGATTATAGAGACGGAGATTTGGATATTGATTCACAAGTAAAATTATTAAATTCAGGATTGGGAAGTGATAAGAAAATAAAAGGTTTCAGATATAGCACTTCAACACGAGATATTGAAGACTTCTTGGAAAAGAATCCAAAGATTCCTGTCTACTTATTTAGTGCTGGTTGTAAAAAAGCAAATGAGTTGGCGGTAAGTCCATATGTGAACAAAAATAAACTTTTTATAATTGAACCATATGCACTAGGACCAGTTACTAAAAACAACGTTAGAGCGGCTGTAAGTAATGGGGTTCCTTCGTCAAACGTCTTTGTGGGAAAGTCAGGAGGTAGAGGTGCTGGTGTTGTAAGTGGTGCTAGTTCATCTAACTCGTCATCTCATTGGGGTGCGTTAAAACAAGTTGGATTAATGACAAAATAATTAAAGAATGCCTTTACCTAAACAAGTCAAACCAACATTACCATTAGTTCCTCAGAAGACATTGTCTGCAAGAAGAGAACAGTTGTTGGAATTTATTAATAAGGATGGGACTTATCTTCCTAAATCTGTATTACATGCTGATTTGGATAGAGGTATGTTAGATTTTGTTAAAACTGATTTAGAGGTTGTGACAGCAGGTAAAGTTGTTCCTATGGTTGATACTATCATAACAACCCAAAACTGGGCTCAGTATGTTGAAACTGCATTATTCGTTGATTTGGATTTTAACCCTTCACCACCTTTTATCACAGTTGTAAGAAGCCCTGACGTTAAATACGGAACCAATCCTGCATTACAATATACAATTCCTAATAGGAAACAATTTTATTACGCATCAGTTCCAACTTGGAATGGTAATGAACAAGGTATGGACATATACACAATACCACAACCCGTTCCTGTTGATATTAATTATAGTCTTAAGTTTATCTGTAATAGAATGAGAGAGTTGAACCAACTCAATAAAATTGTTATGCAGAAGTTTTCATCAAGACAAGCATATACTTTTATTAAAGGTCAATATGTTCCGATAATATTAAATAACGTAGCTGATGAGTCTCAAATGAATTTGGATTCAAGAAAGTATTATGTTCAAAGTTATGATTTCACCATGTTAGGTTATTTGATTGACGAAGAAGAATTTGAAGTTAAACCAGCAATTGCTAGAGTGTCTCAAGTATTCGAAGTTCAATCTGACATCAAAAGGAAAAAGAGAGACATATATCCTGAGAATCCTGATGAGTTCGGACAAAACTTTTTATTTGTTTCGGGTAATACAGTTCTTAGCGGTCTTGTTGATTATACTGTTGACATGACTTTTATTTCTTCAAATAATATTAATTCGTATGATGTTTACATCAACAACAATTATTATGGAACAGACTTGAATGTTATTCAAGTAACTTTGGATGATATCTTGAGAATTGAGGTTATCAAAAACGATAACACCTTGGATGGTAATATTCTTTTCGAAAACAAGTTAGTTTAGTTCTCTCCGTAGATATCTTTCTTTTCGACACACTTTTCCATTATCAAATTTTCTAAAAACTTATAAATTTTTATCCCTCTCTTGTCACAGTATTTTTTTAGGATTTCATGTGATTCAGGGGATATTTTTATGTTTTTGATTTCTTTCTTTGTTTTCATGGTAGAAAAAAGGCAGAATTAATTCTCACCGTTTATAAATAGATATCAGAAAGTAAAGTTTTTTCATTCAGATACTAATATTTATCATTAAAATAAATCTGCATTAGAATAATTTAATAATGGCAACAGCACAAGCAAATCAAAAAGTATTCGTTTCACCTGGTGTATACACCTCTGAAACTGACTTATCTTTCGTGGCTCAAAGTGTCGGTGTAACTACACTAGGTCTTGTTGGGGAATCCATCAAAGGACCAGCATTTGAACCTGTATTTATTACCAACTACGATGAATTCCAAGCTTACTTTGGTGGAACAATTCCAGAGAAGTTCGTGAATACACAAATCCCTAAATATGAAGCGGCGTATATTGCCAAATCTTATCTCCAACAGTCTAACCAAATGTTCTTTACAAGAATTCTTGGTTTATCTGGTTATGACGCAGGTCCATCTTGGAGTATAAGAGTAACTGCTAACCCTGACCCGACAACTATCGGTATCAACTCGGCGATTGCAACAGCTCCTTGGAGTGCGTCTTTTATTGGTTCTACAACAGGAAACACAATTACATTCGTTGGAGGTGCGTTACCAGCACCTGTGGCTTTAGATTTAAACACTCAATTTACTTTATCAAACGGTTCAACTTCAACATATGCTGAAGGTTTTAACACATACGTTGGTAATATAATTGATACTCCTTCTTTATCTGCAACAACAGCAGTTGTTTACGGGTCAATTCCTGGAACTGATTATGCGAATTTATCAGGTTATACAACAATTGTTAATGCGTTTGGAAGTGATTCAACTAATTTAGATAATAACGATTTATCATCTGGAGATAACGACCCTTGGTTTTACGCAACATTTGATATCCCTAATGGAAACAACTATTCAGGATATTCATTTGATTACGTAGTTTCTAATTTAGTTTCTTTAGGTAGCACTGTTTATAGTGGAACAGTGTCAGGTAATAGTTATACTTTTTCTGGAACCGCTTTCCTTGATTATAACAATATGGTTGTAGCTACTTTACGTTCAAGAGGTATTTCTCTTTTCACTAATAGTGCTTCAAGTCCTAATCACGGACCTGTTTATGAGGTTACTGGATTAACTGATGTTCAGTTAGTTTGTTCTGACCAATACTCAGGGGTTACTAAGAATCCTTTTGGAACTTTCTTAGTTTCTGGTGTTACAAAAGATGCAGACACGTTCTCTTTCGAGACATCGTTGTTAGCGTCTTCTTCAAAATATCTTACAAAAGTGTTTGGTATTGATAACTTTGGAAAATCGAGAAATGAAGTTCCATTGTTTGTTGAAGAAATTTATCCAGGTTCTTTAAACTACGCATTCAATCAAAGTTACATTAGAGGTTTGAATTGTGAATTAGTTGCTTTACCTGAAGCAAGAGTTACAAACTCAACAACAACAATAGCTTGGAAATTACAAAGATATCAGTCACCTAAGACTCCTTACTTTGTTTCTGAACTAAGAGGTAATAGAGTTTATAATCTTTTCAGATTTATATCTATTTCTGATGGTGATGCTGCAAATACAGAAGTTAAGGTTTCAATTGCAAACCTTTCATATAATAATATGACATTTGATATTTTGGTTAGAGATTTCTTTGATACAGACCAAAATCCTGTAGTTCTTGAAAAATATACGAATTGCACAATGGACCCAGCAACTAACAACTTTATCGGTGTTAGAATTGGAACTTCAAATGGTGAATACGCTTTAGTTTCAAGATACATCATGGTCGAAATGGCGGACGGTGCTCCTATCGATGCTCTTCCTTGTGGATTCAATGGATATACACAAAGAGAGTATGAAACAGCATCCAACCCTTCACCTTATATCGTATTCAAAACAAAATATAACTTCCCTGGCGAAGTAATTTATAACCCTCCGTTTGGAACTACTTCAGGTGGCTCTAACGCGGTTGAATCTCCTGGTGATGTTGTTAGAAGAACTTATTTAGGTTTCGCAACACAATACGGTATTGATGATTCGTTCTTACAATACAAAGGTCAACAAAACCCTATTGGTGATTGGGCACAAGCAACTGAATCTATTCCTTGGAATTATCTCTCAAAAGGTTTCCATATGGACTCAGGTGCAACCGTTGTAACAATTGGTAATATATACGACACAAGTGGTCAAACTGCTTTTGAGTGTGGTGTTGCTGAATTCAGAAATGACCCAGAGTCTCAGGAAAACCCTTACTATTTTATTTACGCTAGAAAATACACATGTTGTTTTGCTGGTGGATTCGATGGTTGGGATATCTACAGAGAGTGGAGAACAAACGAAGATAGATTCCAATTAGGTGCTTCAGGTTTCATGGCAGGTTTCGCACCTGACCCAAGATACCCAACAGCAACTGGTGATGGTATCTTCAAGAGAATAGTGGTTGAGAATAATAGAAGTGATTTTGCTAACACTGACTACTACGCTTACTTACTTGGTATCTTAAGTTTCTCAAACCCTGAATCTACAAACATCAACGTATTCGCAACTGCATCAATCAACTATATTGATAACTCAAACTTAGTTGAATCAGCAATCGATATGGTTCAATTCCAAAGAGCGGATTCAGTGTATATCGCAACGACTCCTGACTATGACATGTTCTCACCAGATGCTACTGACCCTCAGTTAATTGTTTATCCACAAGAAGCTGTAGATGCTCTCGATAACACAGGAATCGATTCTAACTACACAGCGACTTACTATCCTTGGATACTTGTAAGAGACACTGTTAATAATACACAAATCTATCTACCTGCAACAGGTGAAGTTTGTAGAAACTTAGCATTAACTGATAACATCGCATTCCCTTGGTTCGCATCAGCGGGTTATACGAGAGGTCTTGTAAACTCAGTTAAAGCGAGAGTTAAACTAACTCAAGAAGATAGAGATACATTATATCAAGGTAGAATTAACCCTATCGCAACTTTCTCTGACGTAGGAACTGTAATTTGGGGTAACAAAACTTTACAAGTTGCTGATACCGCTCTTAACAGATTAAATGTTAGAAGATTGTTATTACAAGCTCGTAAGTTGATTTCAGCGGTGGCTGTAAGATTATTGTTCGAACAAAACGACCAAATCGTTAGACAACAATTCTTAGACAGTGTTAACCCAATCTTAGATTCAATCAGAAGAGACAGAGGTTTATACGATTTCCGTGTAACAGTTTCATCTACCCCTGAGGATTTGGATAGAAATACACTTACAGGTAAGATTTACTTAAAACCTACGAAGGCATTAGAATTCATCGACATTGAATTCTTCATTACTCCAACAGGAGCTTCGTTTGAAAATATCTAATACTGATTACAGTATTTCGAAATCCCCCACCACAAATGGGGGATTTTTGTTTAATAAAGGTATTTATATGTTATGAGAAAAAAATTGATTATCAGTGAATCAGAAATCGATGAAATCCGTAGAATGTATGGATTGGTGACAGAACAATCTTCTTCATTCTCTATACCTAAAGAAGTTGCTGGTTTCATTTCAAAAATAGAATCAGTTTTTTCGTATATGGAGCTGGGTAAAATTGTGGGGAAAACATATAATGGTTCTGAAAATTTGAATCTATTTAAAAACTATGTTGAAAATACAATAGGTTTTGATTGTTGGAATAATATGAGTGATGCTTTCAAAGCACAGTTATGGTCTTATGCTTTTCAGGCTGATTCCGGTCAAAAAGGAATGTTTTTTAGATGGGTGGCTGGATTGGCGAACGCAATTGACCCTTCGATTGATAGACTTAGCATTGTTAATAAACCATTGGAAAACAAGAATGTTCAAGATGCTATAAAATTAATTAAAAAAAATTGTTCAAACATAAATGATTACTATGAACAATATTTGAATGTAGTTGATTCTCAGTATAAATCTGGTGATTATAATGATAATTACAAATACATATGGCGATACAGACCAATTGCAATTTCAAGATTAATGAATGGTGAAAGTTGGGATAAGGTTAACCAAGATTGGAAATCATCTCTAAACAATGTAGTTACGACTATCCCTTCAAGGGTGGTTGATAAATCTGTTACGAAATCAACTGATAAAGTTGTTTCCGAACCAACGACGAACTCTCCATCTAAAAAGAAAGAAAAGATAACAGGTAAAGACTTACAGGAATTCTTGGACAACATAAGAAGTAAAACAGTCGGTCTCAAGGTTGATTTTGATTCTGTGAATATTGACATGGATAAACGAGAATTGACTTTTAGTTTAGATGAAACCAAAGAACCTGTCAAAAGGTTGACATTTGCAGTTAACTTGCGTGATGAGAAAACT